TGGGAGTTTAAGGTCCTCACAGAATCAGACTTAGGAATTAAATAATGGCAAGAACAATCCGAAAAGGTGGCAAACTTGGAAGGGGATATAATTATGTTCTTGAAACTGGTGAAGTAACATATAGTAATGATCCAAATATACCTGTTGGATCAAATGTTTATGATGAAGGAATTAGAAAAGATACAAGAAGATCGGGACAAAGACCGACAGATGATAATGCAAATCGTATCCGTAGAATATTGCAAAGATTAATTGGAACTGAGGATCCTGAAGATCTAATGCTTGAAATTATGGATGCATTAAAAAGTACAGTAAGTCCTGTTCCAGATCCAGGAAACTTTTATACTTATGTTTATAGAGCAAAGACTCCTGGAATAGTTTATGATCAGCATCCATTAGTTGCAGTAACTGATGTTTATGCAAAAGGTTTTAGTGGATTTAATTTTCATTGGGGTAAAATGAGGAATTATACTTGGAATGAAGTAATTGGGCAATTGTATGAGGTTGATCCAGGTGAAATTGCAGACTTAAGGGAAATCCCTTATGCAAAGTTTCTAAATAGTTAAAAAAGGATAAATGGCACCATTACCCCCTGGACAAACTGATGAATTAGGAGCACCAAATGGAAATGTAACCTTTGGCGGATCTCCTAACCCAAGAAAGGAAAAAATACGAAATGGTGGTATTTTAAGATATCCATATGAGGCCCTGACTGATAAAACGGATTATTTGCAAATCGATATTGTAGAATATTCTCCTATTGGGGGAAGTTTAGTTTCTAACAGAAGTAATAGAATTAATGATTCTTTTACTAATGTTGAGGGAACTAAAACTGCTTCATTAAAAACAACAAGATTAAAATCTGGAATGGGAACAATTCTCCTTCCAATCCCATCAAATATACAGGACGGAAACTCCGTAGATTTTTCTGCTGGTAATCTTGATGGATTGACTGCTCAGATCTATGGTGCTGCATTGAAAACAATGACAGGAGATTTGCCAGCTAATTTTAAATTAGAAACATTATCTAACTATTTTTCAACTCAATTTTCAAATTTAGCTGCTCCCTTTACAGATAATGCAGAAACATTTAAGAAAGTTTTCTTAGCACAAATAGCAGCACAAGCAGCAAATATTCCTCTTGGAGGATCATTGACAAGAGATGCTGTTTTTGCAAGACAAAGTGGTGAAATATTAAATCAAAATGTAGAACTTTTATTTAATGGAGTAAACTTAAGATCTTTTAAGTTCTCATTTAAGTTGACTCCAAGAGGACCAGATGAAGCAAAACAAATTAAGCTAATTATTAATGCACTTAAAAGAAATATGGCACCAAAGTTGGAAGAAAATCAACCAGTATTTTTAGAAACTCCCAATGTTTTTGAGTTGACATATAAACAAGGACCAGACCCACATCCATTTTTGCATAGTTTTAAGCAATGTGTTCTAACAGATATGTCTGTAAATTATACAGGTGAGGGTGTATATGCAACTTATGGTGGAAGTAGTAAAGGTGGAGAAGGTACGCCAGTTTCTATGATACTAGAACTTGGATTTAAAGAACTTGAACCAGTTTATGATAAAGATTATGATAATAATGATATAGATTTAAAAAAAGGAGTAGGATACTAAAATGGGTTATTTTAGAGAACTACCAGATGTAGATTATCAGTCATTTCTTTCAGATAGTAACTCAAATAGAAATTATTTAAGAGTTAAAAATCTATTCAGGCGAAATAAGTTACGTGATGACTTGCAAAATGTTTTTACAATTTTTAATAAGTATGAAATCCCAGAAGGATCAAGACCAGATACTGTTGCAGAAGAATATTATGGAAGTGCAACATTAGATTGGGTTGTATTAATGACCGCTGGAATTATCAATGTAAGAAATGAATGGCCTTTATCAAATAGAGACTTATATCGTTTTGCAGTAGAAAAATACGGTATAGAAAATCTTACTGCACCGCATCATTATGAGACTATTGAAGTAAAAGATAATCAAAATAGATTAATCTTACCCGAAGGAAAAGTTGTTGACTCAGACTTCACAATTCCCAATCCAAATAATCCTACTGTTAATATTAATCCAGTAACAAGTATAGAGAATTATGAATATGAGGTTAGAAAGAATAGAGAAAAGTCTTCAATTTACTTATTAAAACCAAGATATTTGCAGCAGTTCTTGAATGATATGAGACAAATTATGCTTTATGATCGTTCTTCAGAGTTTATTAATGAAAAACTAATAAGAACAGAAAATACAAAAGTTATTAGTGACTAAAAAGGGGAGGTTTCCCTCCCCAGTCTTATATCATTCCGCAAGTGCTGCGAAGTATTTCAAGGTCTCATCATCCTCATCATCACTAGAAGAGGACATTGTAATATCAGGAGAATTGAAGTCATTGTCTGAGTTAGAAGTTTCTCCACGACGCTCACGATCAAAGGATTCTTCCATCTCAACAGTTTCCTGATCTTGCATCTTAGGAACTCCACGATTTCCAAGAACATAGTCAAGACGCTTCTTCAGTTCATCATAAGTCTTGAACTGATCAGGAGCAACAAACTCTGCAAGAGAATACTGCTTTTTCCAGACTGCTTCCATTTCATCATCATCCTCAAGAAGTGCATCGGGGCGAGCAAACTCTGAGGAATCATAGTTGCGATATCCCGCAACATTCTTCGCCTTCAACTTAAAGTTGGCGCCTTGCCAGAAGTCAAAGGGATCGATTGCTTCCTCATCCTCAAACTCAGGTTGCATTGCTTCAGTGAGTTTATCAAAGATTTTCTTACCATACTTGAAGAGAAATACCTTACCCTCATTCTCAGGATTTGCAGGATCTTTTACAACATAAATGTTGGAAATATAAGTCAGTTTACGCTTCTGCTTACGCGCAACTTCTTTACCTGCATCAGTGCCATTATTCCAGAGACCAGAATTATATTCACATACGGGACATTTTTGATTGAGAGTAGTAAGGCACGAGTCTATCAACCAACCATTAGATCCCTGAAATGCGTGACTATAAACCTTCACGAACGGAAGATCCTCACCTTCAGGTGCAGGGAGAAAACGGATTACGGCATAACCATTTTGAGATTTATCTACACTCAACTTCCAGAAGCGATCATCTTCGCTACTCCCAGAAGTATTCATTTTTTCAACTTCCTTAACCAGTTTTTCAGTTAAGGAACCAAGTTTGGATTGTTTCTTAAGATCTGCAAAGCTCATTTTAGATTTGTCGGATTAATTGGATTTACTTGAATATTATAGCAAGGACTCTCTCAGTTGTCAATGTACTGCTTCAGGGATTCAATGGTGCGATTCATAGACTTGAACAAATAGTTCATATCAGTATCAGGAGAAAATCCCATAATCGCAACGGACTTACGAAGATTTTCTTTCATCTCAATCGCCTTAGGATCATCAGAGAGAGATAATCTAGTATACATTATTTTTTGTTTTTCAAGAAGTTCACTTAGTTTATCGATATGTTCAAGTTTAGCATCACGGGACATCTGACCAAAAGTCAGAATAGAACCATAGATTTCTTCCTGAAGTCGATTAATTTCGTGAAGTTCTTCTTGAATTATATCAGACTTAAAAAAATCACTCATCTAAAATATCCCTTAATATTTTTTTGTACTTAAATATATCGATATTATTTAGAAAAGGTGAGTACTTCTGGATTTTAAGACTTACAGTTTCCCATATAGGATCATCAAGTTTCTTATCAAAGTTTTTTCTATAAGAAAATATTTTATCAAAGATTACGATTGTTTCTAAACTTATCTCTCCACCAAGAAACTTTTTCAGAAGAATAGGGTGTCCTTTGGAACAACTCAAAACATCTTTCAATTCGTTGTTTGATAGCAATTGCTCTGACTGTTCTTTGAATAAGTAACTTAAACTCTGCTGTCGTCTCATCCATTCTGTGTAAGTTCTTTCTCCGGAATTAATAATCTCACCAATCCACAAGTTTTGTGGGTTGTCTGATAATGCAAAATTTGATACTAAAAAATCAACAATTTCTTTATCAGAGTACTTTCTTGAAGTTCTCTCAAACCAGTATCGATCGCGTCTTTTATTAAAGGTTGTTATTGTTGCTCTTACTTTTCGATTATACTTGAAGTAATCATATTTTCGATTAACAAAATGTGACTTTATGGCAAGATATTCACAAAAAACATTAAAAGGAGTCACAATCATAAAGGTAGTTTTGCAATAGAAGTCTTTGATGTTTTTTTCATAAAGTTAAGACGAGTTGCATCCCATTTCAACTTTTCCTTTAAAGTCTTAGAAATAAGTTTTGTTACGGATTCAACTTCAAGTTCATTCATTTCACAATATCTACATATTGCATCAATATAATTGACTTGTTCTTCTGTAACAATTTTTTCAACTTCTAAGGCAAACTTAGAAGGTGTCAAAAACTTACTTTCTATAACTTGTTCTAGTTCTTTATTGGGTTCCATAGAGTTCCAATTTATCTCTAACAAATTTTCTAATGTATTCTGTGAGCAATTTGAGGTATTTTGCTTTATCTCTTTCTTCATAGACGACACAATCTCCATTTTCACACGCCATTATAATTACAAGTTTTTTAATACTGATTCCTGTCAGTTCATAAAGCATAGCACCGTATGCCATACACTGAACAAAATAGTGGTCAATCCAAGATCTGGGTTTTGGTTTTTTTGATGTCTTAAAATCAACGATTGCTAATTCACCATCGTGTTCGGCAATACAATCAACTGTTCCGGCAATACCCAATTGCCTACTATACATTGCACCCTCTAGGCAATGAATATTATTTATACGATTTAATTCTGGAAGAGCAATCTTAAATAAGAACTCAGAAATTGGTTGAACCTTAGGAAGTTCTGGAATATTATACAAATAATTTTCTACTAAGGAATGCATATCTGTTCCACGACTTGTTGCTGCCTTAGTGATTTTATCTGCTTCCTCATCACCAACTTTTGCTCTCCACTTTGTGAAGATTTCTTTATTGAAATGACTGGTGACAGAAGTAATGGAGACAAGTTTTATAAGTTCCCCATTATCAGGGACATTGTAATACCTGACTCCATCAATTGTTGTTCTATCAAGTTTTGGTAATTTAATATCAATATGATTAAACATTATAACCTCAATTTGTTTTATTATATCATAGATTTAATGATTTTTTGGCAATGATGAACTCCTTAACGAGCGTTGATCTAACAATATCATCAACACCAAATTCAAGTTTCTCAAATGATGGCATTGCCTCAATGACTCGAATAAAATCAACAATTCCAGTTCTTTCACTTACTTTCGTAAGATCGCTCTGTTCAATATCACCCGAGAACATAATTTTCGTATCCTCACCACATCTTGAAATAACGGAAAAACTTTCGTGTGCTGAACAGTTTTGTGCCTCATCTACAATGATAATACAATTATCAAGAGTAATACCACGAATAAAAGAAGTACACCAGAAAGAAATAGTATCCTGAGATTTTAGATTTCCATAAAGCATCTCAAAGTCTGCATCAGAGGGCATCTGAAACATATATTTCACCATATTCTTATATGGAATCTCAAAGAGACATTTTTTATCCTCTTCTTTACCTGGCAAGAAACCGATTTCTCTTGTCTGAACCAATGATCTTACAATATAAATCTTCTCATAAGGAGTTCTTTCGTCTAAGACCTCTTTGAGTGCCTTA